ATAGATGTTTCCTTTCTTCATAAGATGATAAGTGAATATGTGGACCAAGAACTAGACAAAGCAAGGGAAGAGGGATTGAGAGAAGGACTTAAGCAAGGATATGAGAAGGGAAGAACACAAGCACAGGAAGAGTTTGCAGTTTGGAGAAGGTGGCGATAGATATGTTATCTAAATTAAAAGACAATAAGTAATATGGAGAAGAAAGAGTTGAGAAAGAAAATAGAAGAGTTAGATGTAAAAAGAAAGGTAAAGGAGATAAGAGGAGATACTCCTGACTATGATACTGATAATCGTTACCATTATGTTAGTGAAGAGGACATCTTGGAACTTTTAGACAAAGCAAGGGAAGAGGGGAGAAGAGAAGCATTGGAAACTCTACACCTAAAACTTAACGATTGTACGGATATAATGGCTAAAATAGAAAAGATAATAGACCACCTCAACTCCCAATCACAACCAGAGGAGAACGAGGAGTGGGAAAAAAGATTTATAAGAACATTTGGATATTGGGGCGAAGAAATAAAGTTTATTAAGCAACTCCTAAAGGAGAGGGAAAGGGAAGTGCTGGAAGATATTAAAGTGGTAAATAATGAGATATACGAGGGTAGGACAGAGATACTAGAGGTAGAAATTGACAATAGGTTAGATAAATTAAATAAAGAAGAGAAGTGAAGATACTAAAATGTGTTTTGGAAAATTATAACGATCGCAAAGATGGAACAGTATCTCTCAAACTTGATTCTTTATTAGAAGTCCCTGATAGTGATATAGCAGAGATAAGAGGTATGAGAGGTAATATAGCAATAGCAGTTATTACTGATGTTGTAGATGTACTAGACGCAGATATAAACACTAAGGACATAATGGAACACTTACCTGATGATCCGTTCCTAGATACGAGAATAACACCAAGCCAACAGCAGAGAAGAGATTTGTTTGTAATACAGGAAAAGATGTTAGGAAGGAAGCCTACAAAAGAGGAACAGGCAAAGTTTTACATTGATAGAATGGCAAGGATTCATGAAGAGAACTTACAAGAGATTAGAGAATTAGACAATTTAAGTTTTGAGGAAGACTAATATGTTTTGGACAATAGTTGGTGCTTTGATGTTTGTATTCTTTGTAGTCCCTGTTGTTTTAGGATTAGTTTTGGAGATTTTAGCAGACTTATTTGAGGAAGATGAGGTTTTAGGTTGTGTAGCATTAGTAGTTATTTTGATAATTTTGATGATTATAATTTTTTAATATTGTATAATATGAATATGAAGGAAGTAATAAGAGCTATCACATACCTTTTAGTCTTAGTATTTATAGGTTGTGCTAGTGTCTATTGTGTATTTTTATTATTAAGTTTAATTAAAGCAATGGGTTTATGAAGTCAATATATCAGATAGCAAAAGAGAATAATATAAGTCCAGTAACCTTGTACAAGAGATTAGCTGTTCGTGATATAAAGCCCCACATTGTAAAGGGGGTTATTATGTTAGATGAAGAGCAAGAGAAAGCTATTTTAGTTTATGCTAAAAGGGGTCGCAAAAATGCCCAAGACAAAAAAACCTCTGACAAAGGGGAAGTTAAGTAAAAAACTTGACGAAGCATGGAGTTTAGCTGTTAAGAAAAAGGCTGGATATAAATGTGAAGTTTGTGGTATAGGAGAATCTGGACACCTAAACTCTCACCATATTGTAGGAAGACGCAACCGAATGGTACGCTGGGATATAAGGGATGGGGTCTGTTTATGCGTCAAACACCATAGGTTTGGAATAGAATCCGCGCATGAAGATCCATTATGGTTTAGGGAGTGGTTAGAGGATAAGAGGTGGGAAGACTATGCCTACCTTTATACGATAAAAAATCAGATTAAGAAGTGGACTTTAGAGGACATGGAAGAACAGCTAGAAGAGTTAAATAAGATTATAAATGAGAAATAAGACACTTTTAGTCCTATAAGTGAAGCAGAGAAGTTTAAATAATTTGACAAAAGGTAAAAATTAGTTTTATATTGGATATAATTTGTTTACCTACTGCCACCAATGGGAAAAGAAGCCGATTATGTAACTTCAAGTATAGGAGAAGTAGCATTTTTATTATGGCATCAGATTTATCCAGATGATTTAACCTTTAAGCCCTTTGTTGGCTGTGTTTATCACAATCCTCATGTCAATTGGGGAGAGATAATAAACTCTTATTGGTTAGGAGAAAAAATACCCTCTTGTGAGCTATCTGAATGTGTAGTAGTTGCGAAGAGGATACTAGACAAGGGGGAGATAAAAAAGAAATGGTACAGGGAAATGAGAGAGGCGATTGAGGATATTAGGGAAGATTATGTCTTTCCTGTTGTTTAAAATGGTATAATAAATAGAGATGTTTGAGGATTTTAAATGGTACAAGCACTTAGGGCAACACCAGACTGCATGGGCTGGGCATATTCTTTATATTTACAATCAGATACCAGAGTGGAAGCCGAAGACCATTGTAGAGTTAGGGGTCTATTTAGGACACTCCCTTGCCACAATGGCCGAATCCTGTTTAGATCATGATTTGGACACAAAACTATATGGCATAGACCATTTTATGGGAGACGAGCATAGTGGTAAGTTTGGAACGGAAGTAGAGGATATAGCGACCAAATGCTTGTCCGAATATCCGAATGTTACACTAATTAAAAAGTCATTTAACCGAGCCCTTGAGGATTGGGATGGTGCTATTGACTTGCTCCACATAGATGGTAGACACTTCTACGAGGATATTAAAGAAGACTTCGCCAACTGGAGCAAGTTCGTACCCATAGGGGGTCATATTATTATGCACGACAGCCAGGAAACTGAGAGGGGTTTTGGTATTAAGAGGTTCTTTGAGGAACTGCAAGAGCAGCACCCTGATTGGGAGTATCAAGAGCGTAAGGAGTCTCACGGGTTGGCTATTTGTACTAAAAGGAGTGAATTATGATGGAGGAATGGAAACCAATAAATAAATACGAGGGATTATATGAAGTTAGTAATCTATGGAAAATTAAGGCTAGAAAAATTTGGAACTATTAACTATGAAGACAATAGTATACAGCGCAATTTATGGAAGTTATGATACACCAAAGGCACTCCCTTTAGAGGAGAAGCCTATACTATTTACTGACAATTTAGAGAGCGATTGTTGGGAAGTAAGAAAAGTGGAAAGACCAGAGCAACACCCACGAATGAAGGCTAAGTATTTTAAGTGTATGCCCCATGAGGTATTAGACTGTGATGTTAGTATATGGATAGATGGAAGTGTCGAGTTAAAAGTCCCTAATTTTGTACAGTGGTGTTTAGATCAACTTGGGGACAAAGACATGGCACTTTTAAAGCACCCTGATAGGGATTGTATTTATGACGAAGCCAATTTTTGTCAATTTATGCCCAAGTATCAGGGGGTGCCGGTTCTTGAGCAAGTGGAGGAGTATAGAAAACAGGGTTATCCTGCGCACAGTGGGCTGTGGGCTTGCGGGTTGCTTATAAGAAGACACAATGATAAGGTTAAAAGGTTTAATAAACTATGGTGGGAACACAATAAGAAGTATACATACCAAGACCAGTTGAGTTTTCCTGTTTGTGCTAGGGAAGTTGGGCTTGATATTAGAACAATAAACCTACCACTTAATGAGAATAATTTAATTACATTTTTAACACATGCAACCGACAGATAAATACAAGCAAGTAATATTTATAATAGGGACAACAGCCTGTGGTAAGACAACTGTGTCAGAAAACTTTAGGTATCTTTACAACGCAGATATTATACACATGGACAGTTTCTATGACTTTGCTGGTGTTGTTTATGACAGGCAAGACTATGATCAATTAACACTCCAAGAGGAGCAAGACAAGTATCCTGATATAAACGAGTGGAAGGCTAGATGGCTAAGGTATATGTTAAGAATGGTTTTAAAAAGTCCAGCAAGAACGCTGGTTGTAGAAGGGTCTACACTTCACAAGGCAAAGGAGAGAGATATTGTGATGTCTTTAGTTAATGCCCCTAATATAGTTTTGCTACTAGAGCCATGGAACTGGGAATTACTTTATAGTAAGAAGCACAAGATGAGGGCTGATAAAAAGATGTTAGAGGACTTTAGGGGCAAGGTAGAAGGGGGGTATATCTTGGTAGATCGCCTAGAGGACCTTGTAGAGCCCCTAGTTTACCAGAGGGTGGGTTTTACAGACAAGAAGTGGCAAGCCTTAAAAATGGGGTGCGTGTGTGGCAAGAGTTTACTGGACTTAGGGTGTTCTACTGGGTGGTTTAACATGTATGCGACAAGCGATGGGGTTAGGAGGTATGTGGGGGTAGACAACCAGTGGAGGCAGATTATAAAGGCAAGAAGCGACCACTTTGGAGAGTATGTGTTAGACGATATAGACCACTACCTAGATACAGTGCAGGATAGTTTTGACGAAGTTATTATGGCAAGTACCCTACACTACTTTAAAGACAAGGAAGGTATAATTAAAAAGATAGCTAAGATAACCAATGGGTGCTTTACATTAGAGATACCTATACACAAAGAAGGAGAGGATAGTGAGTATCCAGTAGAGGGTCAGTCTTACACAATACCAACAGAAGGATTGGTTTTGAAGTGGTGGGAGAGTCTGTACCACCAGATAATAGTTATAGATTAGTGTTTAAAGGATGGAAAAAATAGGCATAGTAGCTACAGTTTATATAGACAATGACAAGACCTATGAGCAGGCTATGCACACGCTTGATACAATGAAGAGTGCTCATGACCTAGTCTTTTACGCAAGGATTACAAAGTTAAACGACAAGTACAAATCAATACTTAAAAGATTTGATGATATAGTAAAGAATAGAAAGAACATACTAGCAAGGAGTTGGAACAAGGGAATAGAAAAGGCTTTAAGACAGGGGTGTAAGTATGTGATACTCCCCAACCTAGACATAGAACTGGCTAAAGACACGATAGACAATTTAGTAGATTTTGCTAAAAAAGACGATAGTGTTATGTGGAGTGGTAGGTGTAGTAACACAGGGGCTAATTACCCGCAGGGGGATTTTATTGTAAACAGTTTTGATGTGTACGACAACTTCGCCTTCTTTATGGTAAACGATAGGCTGTTTAAGGAGGTTGGGGAGTTTGACGAGAAGTTTGTTCCTGCTTATGGCGAGGATGTAGATATGCAGTACAGAATAGAGTTAGCAGGTAAAAAGCATACCTGCGTGTGGAGTGCTCGCTTTATTCACTTTGGTCAGACAACCTTTAGAAACTGTAAAGGACCAAACGAGGAAGAGACTAGGGTTAAGATAGAGAATTACTTTAGACGCAAGTGGGGAGGAGCTCCAAGAGGCCAAGTTTATTTAACACCTTTTAATAAATGAACTACTTTGTATACAATCATCATGACTTTTGGCAATGGGATATCCCTGATGACGGTCTAATGGAAAGTGATGTTGTGTTTATGTGGGCAGACTTTCCTTTTAAAAACGAAGTAAAGACATTACAGGCTATGGGTAAAAAAGTGATAGTTTATGAACATGGCTTTGGTGCATTGTTTGATTATGAGCTAAACAACAAGGATTTTGTTGCTGATGGGTATTTAGCATTGGGAAGTGAGAGTAGGGATTCTTTGATAAGGGCTGGAGTAGATTCTAACAAGATTTTAGTAACGGGCAACCCTATTTATGATGGTATTAAAAAGACTAAGCATACCGGTAATGAGGCTTTGTTTGTGGCACTTCACTGGGTAAGAGATGTTCGCTATTACAACCAGACGGTCTTTGAGCAATTAAAAGGGGCATACCCACAGTTTAACTGGACAGTAAAACTTATGGAGAAGACGGGGCCAGTGGTAGCCAATAAAAAGTGGATTAGCAATTCTGATGGGAATATTTTAGAAGAGATTAAAGAGAGGCTTGTGGACTATGATATGGTATTTACACCAAAACCTTCTACCTTTGAGAGTTTTGCAAGGCTTATGGGTATTCCTGTTTATGTTATAGATCAGGAGCAATCTTATGCAGAAGACGGAGAACCAGGGCTAGTGCCTATGAACAACACCTACTTAAAGATAGGAGACAAACTACCAGAGCAAAAGAGAGTAGACATGAGTAAGTATATAAAGAGACCGAGTTTAAGTTTAGATTTAATTTTAGATTGGACTAAAGCACTATGAGTGATGACATAAGCAAGCCCTATACCATAATGACCAAAGAGAACAAGAAAAACTATGAAGAGGGCTGGGATAGAATATTTGGTCAGAAGCAAAAACTTAAAAAACAACTGCATGAGATAAACAACCAGAGGCATAAGATAATAGATGGTATACAGGCAAAGCATGGTAGAACAAATGGTAGAGAATGGGAACTTTTGTCTCTTAAAAAGAAGAGAGAGAAAATCTTAAGAGAGCTAGATAAGCTAGAATAATGGTATAATAGTATATCATGGAAAACGATATTAAAAACGATAAAGACCACTTAGATGGACACAGGGTAATGTTTACTTCCGAATATCAACCCAGTCCAGAAGCAAAGAGTAAGGGCTGGGAGAGAAGAAGAATGGCAAGAGAAATGATGGATATTTATGATAAATATCAGCACATGAGCTATAAAGAGTTTCTAGATATTAAGGAAGATATAAAAAATAATCCACAGAATTATACCGTCTTAGAAGTAGATATGTTTAGATATGCAAAAAACCCAAAGTTTATATTGGATAGGATAAACAAACATATAAGCAATGCACCTCAGCAGTTAGATGTTGATATGGGCGGGAATGTAATCATTAATATAACAGAGGGAATAGCAAAAGATGACAGACCTAAATCTTGAGTTTAATTACCCAGAGTTTATACTTCCAGCAATCAACAGTAATAAACATTTTGTAGTAGTACCTTCTGGAAGACAAGTTGGGAAGACATATAATTTTGCACAGTGGATAATAAGAGAGACAATGAGATTAAATTGTCCTTCCTTATGGGTAGATACTGTTCATACTAATATTGATAAGTATATAGAAAGATACTTCAAGCCCTTGCTTAAACCTATCTCTTCATATTGTGATTGGAATGCTCAAAAGAAGATACTTAAGTTGCCTCGTGGATATATAGACTTTGGTTCAGCACAAAAGCCAGAGAACCTAGAGGGGTTTAACTATAAAAGAGCTGTATTAAATGAGGCTGGACATATATTGAAGAAAGATTCTTTATGGCATAATACTATAATGCCTATGATTAAAGCAGAGGATAACCAGACAAGAATTATAGGAACACCTAAAGGACAAAACCTGTTTTATGAGTTGTTTCTAAGAGGATTAGCTAACGATCCAGAATATGAGAGTTTCCAATATACAGTATATGACTCTCCATATTGGAGTGCTAAACAGATAGAAGATGTTAGAAAGAAGACACCAGAGCTAATTTGGAAGCAGGAATATATGGCAAGTTTTGAAGCCTTTGCAGGTATGATATATCCCGACTTCAAAGAGGAGATACATTGTAAAGCGAGTCCTGAGAGAAAAGTTACTGATATCTTTTTTGTGTCTCTTGACCCTGGGTGGGAACACCCTACTGCTTGTATATTGGCTAAAGAAGACCTAGAGGGAAATCTCTTTGTTATTGATGAGTTTAGAGAGAGCCATTTACATGTCGGAGACATATCAAGATATTTACAATCAATGTTAGTTAGAAATGGTCTTAAAGAAGAGGATATAGAAATGTTCATTATAGACCCGTCGGGAAGAAAGACAGACCAAACTAGTGGGCAGAGCATATTATTCCAATTGCAAGAAGAAGGCTGGGGCTTTGTTCCTGCTAACAACGATCTTATGCCTGGTATAAGCAGAGTAACTAGAATGATTAGAGAGAATAAGTTATTTATTGATAAGAATAGATGTCCTTTGCTTGTGGAAGAGATAAAGAATTATCATTGGAAGGAGTTTAATGATGGAAGCTATGGAATGAACCCAACACCTTACAAGATAGGAGATGACTTAGTAGATACGGTTAGATATCTCTGTATGGCAAGACCAGACTACTTTGAACACCCTAAAGTTAATATGTATGGAGAACTAGAAAAAGAAGAGGAAGAAGAGGATGTAGATATTAATGATACAATAGATGATATGATGTCAGGAGATAATTTAATATAAAACTATAATGGAACTACTGCTCGGTGATTGTTTGGATAGGTTAAAGGACTTAGAAGATAACTCAATAGATGCGATTGTTACAGACCCTCCCTATGGACTCTCCTTTATGGGTAAGAAGTGGGACTATGATGTACCTAGTGTTGATATATGGAAAGAGTGTTTAAGAGTTCTAAAGCCTGGTGGGTATTTACTATCCTTTGCAGGTACAAGAACACAGCATAGAATGGCTGTTAATATTGAGGATGCAGGTTTTGAGATAAGAGATATGATAGCTTGGG